CATCATCATATATAAAATAACCACAAAACTTACAACACCTCCATTAAATTATTCATCGGTTAATGGTTAACTTTAATTACACAATGACTATTTAGTCATAGTTAATGTTTAACTTTATGACTTAATGATGTACCTTTTGTATTGTTTTATGGTGCAATTACGATGACTCATTTTTACGACTCAGGAATGACTTTTGATTTTCTGGAATAGATGACGTCTTGTGCTCAAAATTGCCGTCAGTCACGCAGATAGTTAATGTTTAACGGTAATTATGGTGGTGTGATGGAATTTTGCTTAGTCACCATGACAGGATTGGCTAGAGATACTTGTAAAGGTTGAAATTTAACTTACCGTTAAAGTATATATTGAGAGCGGTGTTTCTCCTTCTTCAGTCGTGTTTTCACCGATGTGGAGAGCACACTACCTGAACGAGAGGGGAGAGTGGAAGGTGCTTCCCCGGGGTAAGATTATTGCTACGCTCGGATGGGGAATGGGTCAACTCGGCGGCATGAGCTTTAAAATTGCCCGCGAAAATGAGGTATGTAAGGATGGGGGATTTTACCATATGGAAATATAGGTTTTTTATGATGCTGTTTTTCAGGAAACTGAACCTCCCGCCAAGCGTCCGTGTTTGGATCCATCTCCGTTTATTAGCGGACAAAATTACACCAGAGTGCTTTGCACCGACGACCGATTTTTTGTGCGGTTAACGTCTGATCAATAAAGTGAGTATAATATGCTCAAGTATTTTCGAATCAAATCAACTCTTTAGTGATTACTTTACCTTTTTTAGTATGTCTTCAGGACCTACTCTCCAGTGTATGCGACTGACTCCATTTGCGATATTTCCTACAAGAGGATCGGCTGGTTCTGTTGGCTACGATTTATATAGCGCTCAGAATTTAACTATCGAACCGCACTGTCATTCAGTAGTTTTTACCGACCTGAGTTTTAAGTTTCCATATGGATGTTATGGTAGAATAGCTCCTAGGTCCGGATTAGCGGCTAAGTTTATGATTGATGTGGGTGCTGGTGTTATTGATCCAGACTTTAGGGGGAACGTTGGTGTTGTTTTATTTAATTTTAGCGATAAGCGTTTTCATATTTCAAGAGGTGATAGGATTGCTCAGTTAATTTGTGAAAAGGCTGTTTTTCCATCCATTCAAATAGTGGATTCCTTAGAGGATTCGGAAAGGGGTTCTGCAGGATTTGGGTCTACCGGAAGATGAGTGGTCCTCATCCCGTATACTTACAGCTTACCGTTCATCAATATAGGATGAACGATAGGTTAGTAAGTAATAGCCCCTTTCTTGATATATTTGCTAATGATGGTATTGTTCCTATGGCCGCGGCTTTTGCAATTTCTAAATGGGCTTCTTCTCATGATGTAAATTACTTATACATAAGTGGTCCTAGATTTTCTGGGGCCGATGCGTTATTTCAAGTGCTTCGAGATGCGTTGAGAGATGCTCCAGATGTGATTTTTAATGTAGATGGGGTTGATTATGCTTATCCAGAAAAACAAGTTATCAGACTGACTTCTCCATGTTACTTTTTAACTGATCCGAGTGAGCATTGTATCTTGACGTTTCAGAAAGAGTATTTTAGATCTATTCCTACTCCCATTCAGTTGGGAGCTCTAATTTTAGCGGTAAGCGATGATATGGGACCGTGTATGCTATACCGCTGTTTGTCCCCCAACGGGGTGTGTTGGTCCGGGTCTACCAAGTGTAGTGTGTGTCAAGATCCTTATTGGGATTGCTGTCCTTTTATGTTTGCCTTTGGGATAGATGATTCAGACTCAGATTTGGATGAGGGTATCTGTGTTTAATTTTCAGAATCATCATGATTGTAATGTTTCAACTGGCTTGTTATATGGCTTTTTCCTTCTTGGATCGCTACGGCCCATACCGCCAACCCAATCGATTTAGAGAAGATTACAGATTGCTCAGTGATATTTTGAAAAGGATGACCAATAAAGAATCTTTAAAATGAACGTTTGTCTTTGTAGATGGATGTTTCTCAGCGGTACTGGAATCTTGTTCAATCTTTGGTGGATCGCGCAATTACTACTCGTGATTTGTGGAGGGTGATTGATCCTGGTCAATATGCCCAAGTGTTGAAGAGTAAGGAATATGGATTTAAAATCAAAAATATATTGTGTGATGTTGCTAAGACTATGGCTTGGACTAAATGTGCTATGGATTATATGAAATCAGCCGACGCAATTTTCGATACTACCAATCCAATTTTCCAAGTTTGTTTAGCGAATAATATAGACCCCATTAAATTGGCTTCTTATATGGCAAAGTGGGCGTCCGCTCACAATGAGGGAAAAGTTCGGAATGTTTTCTGGATTACCGGTTCTACAAGTACCGGTGCTAGGTTGCTGTTTGATGCAATTGCTTCCAGCGTTCCTTTAGTAAAATATGCCGATTGGATGACACCAGAGAACCCGTTTTGGAGATGTACAAAGTCTCTGATGATTGTATGGGACGATGGAAGAATAAGCAAAAGCCAGCTTCCTGTTATTATGCCGGTTTTTAGAGGGGATTATATTTGTAGAGGCGCTCCCGCCCCGTACCGCAAATTTGAGATGTTTTGTACACCCGTTTTGCTTTGGGGTGATCCCGATGATATTTTCTTCGTGCATTCCTCAGAGTGTGTTTCTACCGATCATGTGGATGATTTTAAAGCCATGTGTACTCGCTTGCATTTAACCGCTCCACTACCTCCCTGTGTATCTAATTTCACCGTTCGGGATGTTCACGCGTTTGTAAGATGGGGATTGGGGTCCAATGACTGTGATGTGGCCGATATCGATATGTTCAATCCATGTTTTATTTCTCAATAAATTACATTAAATCATACAAGAGAGTCCGATTCATTTACAATGTCATAATCGATTCGATAGATTGGAAAGTAATCCAGTGAGATATAGAATGGAAGTTTTCTGAGGTTACTCATTAAACATTGCATGACGTGTCTGGATTCTAAATCCATGACAGAGGCTCTTACATACACATAGTAGTAAACCAACCCGTTTCTTACCGTTCTTCCAACCGCAAAGTTATCATAGTACATAGCAAATAGATGGTGGAAAGAAGAAACGGGATTCACTTGTTCAATGGGTAATCGCATCCAGTTATGAGTGATGTTGTTGAAGTTGGTGATGAAAACCGGAGGATCTGGTTCGTTTCTCTCGGCTTCTTCCACCACTGTTTTCAACATTTCAGTCCACCGTTTGACAATCACATGCAGTCTGCTCATGCACATGAGCGATAGCGGATTTGAACAGTTACATGCGTAGGCTAAGTTCCACGAGCCATATGATATTTTTTCAATTTTTATTTTTACATAAAATTCCGGCAAGCACATTCCTTCAAAAGTATTGCTGTTAGTAAATGCTCTAATAGGGTTAAAAGGCAACATAAATCCTCCATGTAAAAATTCAGTAAAGGATATATTGAACAAGAGATGAGAAGGAAATCTAGCGATAGGTTCTAATACCGAGACTAAAGCGATATGGCAATTGTCATCGTATTCTTCTGCTAGAATGTAGTTTCTGTGGCGAAGGTTCAGAACTGAGACCTGAAAAGAAATCATTCAACGCTTGGGTGATTAATTCTTCCAGCATAGCTTCTAGAACAGGCGGGACATCTCATATTTTCATCATCGCTAGAACATAAAATAGCGTAGGGATTTTGACAGTCTAAATCAAGCTCATCTACCGCTAGGGAAACGGATTGAATGATGCTCCTGAGCTCGTGATGGTAAATCGCGTTTAACTCCATCGGGGTCTTTAAATCTATCACAAAATGTTGGTTGTAGGAGGTAGGAACTCTCAGCATGTTTGGTAAACTGGTGAGATGGACTAGACATTTGATGGGAGGAATGGTGACCGGTCCTTTCTCTGTAACGAGTTGAAGGTCTCTCCCGTTTAGAATTTGGTTTACTACAGGGTTAGAAAATGACATTCCGTTTACGATGGCGGGAAAATAGAGCATTTTAGTTTCTTTATAGGTTTTGGCTAAAAGGTTTACGTCCATATTATTAATGTCGGCGGTGTGAACGCATTTAAACATATTTACGATGGAGTTGCATAGCGTTTCTGCCGGAGTGGTAGCATCTCCCACAATGTAAAGCGTATTTTTGGATGTTTTCATTCCGCTTACGGAATAGTCCCACATCCAAGTTGCGATCATTTTGGTAAAAGTGACTATATTAAATCCCTGGTTATCGCAAATGTTTTTTATGTGCCTAGCTTCGATCAAGGATCTGGAGTTACAATCACAGTATTGTATAAAGGATTGATAGAGGGTAAAGCTACAGTATTTTTCTCTAGCATCCTTTAAGAGATCTACTACTATGGATTGATTGACATGCTTAAATCTCTCTGATAGACTGTTTGAGCTGTCGTTCCAATCGTCTTCAGAAAGTATACGCAGTTTTTCCAACAGGTTAACCAAGTCAAGTAGACCGTTTGAGGTTTTCATCTTCTTGCTCATGTTGCCCTGTTGAAGAATCAGGTTTTTCAATGGTAATCATTTTAGTGTTATAGATAAAGTGCCTCTTGTTTTTCTCACAAAATTTGATGATGATGTTTGCCGATTTTAGAAATTTTTCTTGAATGTTAATGTTAAGAGGGATAATGTTATAGTTGGTATCTATGGATGCCCATCTAAAGGATTCTGAAATAGGGTCGGGTGTGTACATGATCCAACTATACTTTTGGGTTTGTTGTAGGAAAGCAAAATAGGATTTTAAAAGAACCATAATGTCCTTGGAAATGTTATGAGCGAAGGAGAACAGAAATCTAGAAAACTGAAATTGGGGGATATGACACGATACGATATGCATTTTAGCGTTTACTTTAAGGGTAGGAACATTTCCTATGGTAGTTCTAGGAGCCATATTATGAAGCACTACAAAGATATAGAAAGCGGTACACGCGGCGTTTCTAGCAAAGAGTTTGGAAGGAAGAGCGTGAAAAAGTACAGATACGCTAGAACCCGAACACAGTCTATCCATACACTCATCCATGACAATCGCTATAGGTCCGTTTTTGGAGGCCTCTACATAAATATTTTCAGGATCGTCAATGTTCAAATTTTTAGGTTGAGTGGCTTCATCGTAAGACAGTTCATAAAAGGATGGTTTAAAGGTGGATGTTTTGGGGGTGATGGTTCCGTCTTCGTTGCACTCGTAATTGGATTCCATAAGTTGAAGATTCCAGGAGGTTTGTTCGATGGGCGGTATCATGTTTTTCTCGGGAGTAATAAAGAAGACGGTTTCTGGGATAGGATGAAGCATGTTGCAGGATATGATGGCCCTTATAAGATGGGATTTACCAGACCCCGTTGGCCCGTAAATGACTCCAATGACGGGTTGTTTGCCCATATTGATGGTAGGAATGTTTCCATCGATGAGATATTTGGAATCTTTATTTTCTATAAATTGTACGTCTTCTCTCAATTGGTCTAGCTGTTCACTGACTCCTCCTAAAGAGTAAAATTCCTTGTAGGGTGGAAAGTTAAAATCTTTGAATAGATGAGGGGAAAGATCTACGGCTCCGTGGTACCATTGCCTAACTCGCTCATAGAACGGCTCGTTCAAAGCGTATCTGTCTTCATCAAAGCTCCAGTGCTTCCTCTTGATTCCCGTCATTTTCTTTGATAAAGTCTAGAAGAATGTCACAGTCTTCCCCAGTCAAGGGTTGCAGAGGGTCGTCTCCGCTGAAGTCTTCGAGTTGACGGGAAGGAAGTTCGTTTCTAGGATTAGGGTTAGCATTGTTATAGGGATAGAGGTAGTCTCCGTGCTGATAAAGGGTGATGTCTTTCCATGGCCTCAACACTCTAGTGAGGCGTTCGTTATGCAGCGTGAAAGGATCGTATTTACTAACCTTATTCAGAAGCGTTTTCTTGAAGATGGTTCTCGATGTGTTTAGTTCAGGAATAGAAGATGTTCCCGTGATGGCTTCTTCTTCGCTTCTCTGCCAGCATCGCATGAGGGTGTCGTATATAAGTTCCTCCCCCGGATGTCCTTTTGCCCTTAGTTTTCCCTGCCCCACGAATCCGCACTTTGTGCAGTGCGAATCTTTCAGAGCGTAAAGTTTAGGGGCTAAATAGATGGATTCGGAAGAGTAGGTGTCTGATTTGCACTGTTTGCACTTGATGTCACATTCGCAGGCCCAGGTGAGTTGCGGGTTTTTGGGGTCAAATATGAGCTGAGTAGAGGGAGATTTTATTCTGTGGGCCCCTCTGGTGATCATGCGTTTGTAGCCGGATTCGGTGAGAAATATGCTATCGGTGTCTCCGTACAAGCTCTGGGGTTCTCTTTCGTGAGGGTGAGTTCCTCTATCTGGTCCATGCACGATGTCTGCCCACTCTGAAAAGAACGCTCTTGACCACCCCAATACGAAGCAAGCTAACTGAGTGGCGTACCTATTGTTTTCTACCATTTTATCCTGTTTTTCCACGTGTAAAATGGTGAGTGCCTCAGACGGTGCTTCCAATAATGTGAGCGGTTTGAACCTTGTGGTCGAAGCTGCGGTAAAGTGGGCGTGGTCATATTCTTCGGAAGGTATATAAGGGCGCGCGTTAAGGTCAAGTAGCTCCTCGTCAATATCTTCGAGAGAGGGGCTGCTGGTAAGTGACCTTTGATCCTTACGGGTATCCTCTTCTTCCTCGTCTTCCGCGCTTGACCAGGGGGAGTTGAAATCACGGCCCAGTAGTAAAGACGAGAACGCGTTTTCGGTAAAAGCGATTTGCTTTTTGAAGGAAGGGTCGTTTAAAACGGTGACGTGATTGACTTCTAAGTCTCCAAAGTGTATTTTTTCCATGTCCTCCTGAGAGAGGTCTTGTTCGAATATTATTTTGGTGGTGTCCATGTTGGTGGCGAACGCTCCGTATAAAGCGTTGCTGAGCAGTTTGGAGATCGATCTCATAATTTCATTGCCTTCCTTGTCTGCCTTTTCCTTGGCTCTTATGTTTTTCCCCACATATTCCGCACAGAGCGTCTTCCACTCTCTAAAGACTACATTCATCGGGTCATGGATCACTTTGACTTTCCACCCTCTATTGTGAAGTGTTATAATGTCTATGACGGTGATGACTTCGTCATAAAGCGATTCGTTGGTCCACACGAGCCTTCCTCCCTTTCTACTACATATCGGAGGAAGACTGTCAAGCTGCGTGATGCACGGTGGATGGGCCTCCACTTTAAGAATGGATGGTTTGATACGTGAATCGAAATAGCTGATGGTTTCCTGGCCTTGTAAGATTGAATTGAGAATGTCTACGTGAATGGCGGTGCTTTTCGGGTCAAGAGGAGAGCCGTGTGGTAACGGATGGGTGAGAGCGGAGGCGTACATTCCGCAAATATCGAATACATATACGGGTTTGTAGAAAGGCCCTAAAATGGTGGGATAACATCTTCCACCTCTGAGCGCTTGCCTAATGTATTTGAACATGGTCTTATGCGGTGAGTATAATTGGGCTACGAATCTGTGGTCGATGTTTTTTAACTGGTTAAGAGGACTGGATTGCTTCTCTTGTATGTATTCCGCGAAGGCGAGCTGCTTCCACAACGCGTGAGTATTACTCGGGATGGTGGGTCTTTCAAATATGTTAAAGTTTCCCTCAAAGCCTAACTCTACCTTGAAGTAGACATCGTAATTGTGGAGTATGGTGTGGGCGAGTTGTTCGGTGACGATAACGTCCAGCATGCAGTATTCTAAGCACGCGTGTATGATATCGTACGGTTGGGATGGGTGGTTGGCTTGCCATAATTGTTTCTGTTCGAGCATTACAGTTTCGTTCTGCCAGTATTCCGTTTGCGGGAATCCGTCTTCGTCTTTTTTGTATTGACCGGTGGATAAGAAATCGTTTATGGCCTCGTACGGACACTCTCCCTTGGAAGCGTTGAGCGAATATGCCTGGGCTGCTTTTCTGAGGCTAGCTCCGCCAGTGAGTTGACACGTATCGCGGACGGTAAATTTAACGCTCAGAAACATGTAGTCGTTGTTTTCGGTTCTCGCCCTTTTCCATCTCATGGTGCGAGTGGGATCTTTATCTAAATACGACGGGTTTGGGAGGGAGAAGTAAATGTCGTTAAAGAGCAGTCTTCCCGCTCTGGGCATGAAGGCTCTTTCGCACTTGGTGGCTTTCGGATAAATCTCTCTGTCCTCAATAATCTCACTGGCGAGCAATATTTCATCAAACTTGCATATGTTGTGTCCGATGACGATGATGGAAACTTGGTAAAATTCGCTGGGAACGAAAAACTTTTTGCGGTGTTCCCAATAGACGTCAAAGGGCAAATCTCGGGGGTTTTTCAGTTTTTTCTCTTTTAATAGGGCTTCTATGGGTTTGGAGTTGAATTGGAAAAATCTAAAGATTAAATCGTCGGCAAAGTAGACTTGGAGGTTTGTTCTGAAGTTTCTGAATTTTCTTCCTACCACTCCAGGGTCGTTGTGGATCCAGTAATAACCTCCATTGATGGTTCCTATGCTCGTGTCCTGTTTGGCTATTTCTTCGGCTTGCTGGACGAGGATCGGGTCTCCCGATAGTTTGAAACAGAGCATAAAGGGATACATTCTTTTTCCCCTTTCGGTGAAAATGGTATAGGTTTCTATATCGTAGGTGACGAAGAGATTTCTGTTGTTGGGAGGGGATGAGGCGCACTTGAATCTCACATGTTGCCACATTTCTCTTCCAGTTTTGTCAATGCTCATCCAGTAAAAAGAAGTGGAAGCCTCTTTACAGGAATGTTTGTTGGTCCAACATATTCCACACGATGGGCATTTGTTGAGAGGTTTAAAGCTGGCGATCCACGTCCATTCGCCGGGCTCTAGATCTCTGGTGATCATGATGGGGGGCATAACGGGAGTGTCGCACTGCCACTGTTTTTGGATGGTGGCGGTTTTTCCTCTGAGTTGGACGAGTTGGATGTTGGACGGTTTGAAGACGGAAAGTCTTTCTATCGGGTTTTCCGCATAAAAGGAGTAATCGATTCTCTTGTAGTGACGGTGATTCGAACCCAGAAATTTGTGGAGCGTGAGGTATTTTCTTAATCCTTTCATGAAGGGAGTGGCTCTTATTTTGTAGGGCTCTCCTTGATAATAATAAACACCGCATTTTACGAGTTTCCCTACCATGGACCTAAATAATTTGTTCATTTCTTTAATTTGTTTGGGTGGAAGCGTTCGGATGTGGAGAGAATCTCTTCCTATTTTGGAGTGGATGATGGGAACGGGGTAATTTTTGTTCTTGTTGCTGGGTCTGGCTGGGTAACTGCAAAAGATGGGGTCTGGTGGGTCTTTATCGCAGGTTTCCGACGGAGCATCGTACGTTTGAAGTTCTTCGTCGGATATCCAATCCATGTCAAATTCTTCCATGGTTACAGCCTGATTTGTCTAAGGTTGGCTTGAATGCGTTTGTTGGTACTAACGGCGGTTATTCCTTTGAATTTTACTCTAAAGCTGATGTCGATGCTTTCTATGAGTTCTTCGCTCAGGTTGAGTTGATTGAGAACGTCATCGATGTCACCCGATTTGTCTCTGTATTGAATATCAGAAAGAAATAGTTGCTGATCGGCTTCATCCATGCCCGCAAACTGCCCAGTGCGTTCTACCATCATACAGAAATCGAGAAGTATTCTGGACCACAAAGACTCGAACATGTTGGGGGCGTTTTGCTCGCTCCATATGCGCTTAAACACTTGCCTCGCATGAACATCCCATCCGGTGATAAGAACCTGGAGGGTGCTAATTTCTACGAATCTAGCAAAGTTTCGGTTGGTAACGAACCTAACGTACATGTAATAAAGAGTGGAGGCGATGTGTTCGGAAAGAAAAAAGTACAAGACCCATTTTCTCAAAAACGAGTCGGTGACCATTCCAGAGTCTCTACTTCTCAAGAGGATGCGGTAAAAGTCTGTTCCGAATTGAAATAACTGGTGTCTTCTAGTGGCGGGTGACAGTTCGTCCTGGAGGGCTTCAATGGCTCGCAGAACGGTTCTCACTACCTCATCGATAAATTCGACTTCCATCTCCTCCTCTTCTTCCGGCATTTCTTCTTCCTCCATGGGCTCTGGAGAGGGAGGCGCTTCTTCGGGTACTCTCTGCACCGTTCTACGCGTTCTGTGGGGTAATCTATCGATAAACCTTTGAGCCGTTCTGCGTCTCCTAGTTCTAAGTCTACTGGCCGTGATTGCTCTCCCCTGTCGGTCACGCGGTCTAAGACCTGGTCTAGCGGTAACTCTTCTATTTCTGAGCTGAAGGGCTCCCCCGCTTAACGATCCCCCGTTGAGCGGGTTCTGTTCTTCTAAGAGGGTACTCATAAGACATTTTGCCATCGTTTCAGCCGGATCCTCAATTAAGGCGATCGGGTCTGAGCGTATCGCATCGACGAGACGCCGAGTGTCCATTTCGGAGAAGACCGCCGTGAACGGTGTTAACCAGTCTTCGTTGAGGAAGCTTTCGGAGAAAGGTAAGTAGTCGTACGCTTCTTGCGTTTCGAATCGGTCGTAAAACGTAGAGAACAAGTAGTGACACAAGGCTACGCGTAATCGCCGTATGCCGCTAAGGATGTTGGCGTCTCTTCTCGATACCATTCGAATGAGCGTATCGTCATGGAGCCCCGAGGCTCCCGATCCCCTAAGTACATTGAATATTTCGGGTTGATCTATTTCGTGAGCCCCTCTCCCCCTAATTCTCCCCATATCTGCCGCGACTCTATCCATGAGTACCGTGTTGTGCATTTGCTCGAACGTTTCGTTAAAATTGTCGAGGTCTAGAAAGCGCATATATTGTCCCACATCCACAGAGTAGGAACAATCGGTGAGGCATGTCCAGTGTAGCCTAGCTTGCCTAAATCTTCTAGATCTCGTGAATCCGAGTTGCATAAATACGCGGTTTTCGAAAAAGTAGTCGTTGAGTATGCGATGCATGTACTGATAGCCTAAAAGTAAATGAGGGGGTGGAAGGCCGTCGTACGGGGGTCTTCTTACGTTTTGCGACCCAGGGTCGAGCGGTAATAGTTGCATCACTCTGTAGTCAAAGGCTCGGCTGACTTGAAATACGGTACGAGGGTCGACTTGTCTAGGTTCATGTCTTACGGAGATATCGTCGAGGTTGAGGATGGGTTCGAAAAATCGAATAGTGTTGAGACTTTGTCCGGTTAGTTCGGCGAAGATTCTGTGAGCCTGAAATTGAGCCCTAATTTTAGAAGATGCACCCGGTGTTGCAAAGCGTTCAGAACACTGCTACAAGTGGAACTGTACCCCGCCGTCGACCACCTTCTCCACCTCGCTATCCTGCTCAGAGAGCTACACAAGGGACCGATCCGGAATATGTAACCTCATCTCCATCTACCACCGTTCCATCTGCATCCGTTAGTGGGGCTGGACATCTAGCGGAGGGAGTACAGACGTCTCACGCATCCGATGGTTTAGCACCTACCTGCGGTATAGCTTCCGGCAGCGGAATAGACGAGTTTAGATCTTACGAAAGGGATGTCCATAGAGCGGCCCAGGTGCCGGAATCGAATTTGTTTAAAGACCCTAGATCGGTGATTCCTCAAAACGATTACGAGAGAGAAGCCATGTATAGGTCTGGACAGGCGATAGACGTCAATAGGCAAAGGGTATTAACGCCTTCCGATTTCGAGGGTGATCCGCGTTTTAATCCCGCCGTGAATCACCTTAAGGCGGCCGAGTTAAAAAGACAAGCCGAACAAACGTCCTTTAACGAGGAATTTAGGAACGTATCCCACCAAGCTAAACTGAGAACGGCTTTGACCAGACGAGAGTTAAAGGCCGGCATCTTTTACCTTTACGATTTCGTTCAAACTTATATGGATCACCCAGACGGGAGAGTGGCTCTCAACCCTCAATTAGTACTAGTGGCCCAACACGCCGGTAATAGCATTTTGGCGCAAAGGCTTTGGGCTATCGCCGAAGACCGAAACGCTTGGTTGAGGGAATTGATAGAGATGGCTTACATGATAGTGAACGATCCGTATCTGAGCGTTCAGCAACAACTGTCGGCTATATGCACCACGGTAGTGGAGCTCAGTATGAAATACGCCAAGATGGTCGCTAAAAACGGCTATCCCAGTATGCCTCAAATGGCAAAGACTCAAGAGTTTTTCTACAGAGTCATGGAGGCGATTTTAAATCTAAGCGTAGAGATAGGGGTCTACAACAATAAACCAGTACAGTACAGACAGAGGAGGATGAGCGAGATACCGCAGATGTCTGATTCGGATTACATGTTCGGTTTGACGCAGGCGCTTGAATCAAGGCCTCCGTTGAGCGAGTTTGACGATTTTGACGAACAGGAGGCAGAGGAATACGATTACGAAGATGACGACGGCTACTGATAATTACAAACACCTCGCTCCCGTTTCACGCATGGACGTGGCCTCGGCTTTGAATGGCGACCCCAATAGCGTAGATGCACGTAAAATTAGACATGCCCCGTACGCTAATAAGCTCATTAGCCTGCAGACCGCTATGGTACCTCCTAAGGTGGACGGTACTTCGGAAAGAGTGGCCGAAATAGTCAAAGGACTCGCTAATCAGGGCGCAATTTATCCCGATCAGATGGGTGCTATACATTCCGACTTGTTGAACCGTGCCTATACTTGGAATTCTATGGGAGTGCAGGAGAGTATTCAAGCGTTGGTAAACGATGTTATTCACGGACAAAATAAAGCGATTCAAGACGAAATGGCTCGTACGAGTGAGATAGCGAATGCTAGCGTGCTGACAAAGTTTTTCGAGAGCATCTATAAGACGGTCGATAGGGGTCAGAGGAATTTCGAAGCTTTTAAAAATTTACTGCGACTCTTTATCAATAACGTGCCGACGAGCGAAATCTATTCGTCCGGTACGAGTTACAGTCTTCAAATTAATATCGGGGGAAGTAGCCAAAACATTAACCTGACTAACGCGTTTGAAAACTTGAAAAACATTTGGGGGGCCAAATGGGACTCTGTGAATAATCCACGCATCGGAGCGCTCATGACTCCCAATACGCGAGCGTTGTTGTTTTTCGTAAGCGCTTTCTACTCTCACGGCGTGTTTGAACCCGGCTCTTACATCGATAACATTATGAGACTGTACAAAGAGACGATTCGCTCCGATGTGGATGCCGATGGAGATGCCATTATGGAGTTAGGCGAGGCGGGAGTTCAATTGAATCGCGATTTTGCCCATTATAAGGATACGCTCAACTATCTGCTCCAGAATCGGCAGTACGTTCCTCCGACCGGCCCAGCGGAGCTTAGCGAAGATCAGGAAAACATTTTGAGATATCTCATGAGACAGCTGAGAAACGCTTTGAGAGACGGTGTGCCGGCCGACGTATCGATTAGTACCATGGGACAGTTCTTAGATCCTAGGCTTTTCCAGTCCAACAGAGTGTTTATAGAACGACTGCAGGATTTCCTTTTGATGGCTCAGATGAAGAATCCTAGCTATTATAGAGCCATATTGCTCGATCCGGATTGGCAGCCTCCTATGGGAGTGTTTACGGGAGAGTTCGCCATTCCCGAAAACGTAGACTTTCACGACGACGAGTCTGTCTTCGCCCCTCCTTCGAGAGCGGAGGAATATTACGAGGACTCTCCTTACGCCCCAGGCGTGCCGACTAGAACCCCCGCTCAGGAACAGCAGTTACAGGCGGACATCGCCGATCTGATCGCCAACATCGATAAAGAGTTAGGGGTGCAATCTGAAGCGGGGTGGATTACGGATCACCGACTCCCGCAAATCTTTGACGGGGCGTTGAATTTGGGTCCTCCTTCCGTTAGGACAGGCTCTATGAGTTCTAGGTCTAGCGTGTCTTCTTTAGCGGATCGAGTTAACAGGATGAATTTTACGGGAACGGGATTTTCTGAACTGAGGCCTAGGTTAGGGACCGTCAGAGCTTTGAGAGGGAGCGGAAGCGTGCCTATACGTTCACCTACGATCGGGTCTAGGCTACCACCAGGAGCTTCTCCCTACTCTACTATCAGGCATTCCTCTTTAGCTAGGCGAGCGCTAAGCGGTTCTGGACTTCGTCAAGGATCTAGGATGCGGTTTTATTAAGCGAAGCCTACTTACCGCCATTTTTAGGGTGTAAAGATGATGCACTGGGGACCTCCGCCTTCGTCAATTCCTCCTCCGCCTCCTGTCGCGACTCCTCAGTTTATGCAGCCTTCGACGTCCGTATCGCGACCTTCTTATCCCACGATGGTCAACGGCCAACAGCCTTGGGCTTCCGATGAGATGATGGAAGCTGAATTATATATGCCCCCTCAACGCGTAATGGCTCCTGTGGGAGGACGGAATAGCATACGTTATAGAGATTTAGCGCCCGTTCAAAATACCACCAAGTTCTTTTACGTGGATAACAAAATGAGCGATTTGGATACGTATAACGAATACGCAAACCATAGCAATTTTAGAACGACCGTGATTCACAATCAGGATTTGGACCCCGAGACCGCCGCCACCGAATCGATTCAGTTAGATAGCCGTTCGTGTTGGGGAGGCGATCTAAAAACGAGCGTGAAAACCAATTGTCCGAACGTTACCAGGTTTTTCCAAAGCAATATCGTGAGGATAAAAATGATGTATTCTAGAGATCCATCTACTACTCAATCGCCTATAACTTCAGCTCAACCTTATGCCCCTCAGAACGCAAAGTATAAGTGGTACGATATAGCCGTACCCGAAGGGAATTACGCGTTAACCGATTTGATCGACTTGTTAAACGAGGCCGTAGTGCAATGTTATCTGTCGGAAGGGCGCCAGAATAACGTGCTCAAATCGGATATAGGCGTCAAGTTCGATACGCGTTATTTAGACTTGATGAAGGATCCCGTGACTCAATTAGTGACACCTGGAAAATACGTGAATAAAGGCTATCATCCGGACGTCATTTTGCTTCCAGGATGCGCGGTAGATTTTACCTACTCTAGAATGAGTCTCATTTTAGGCATAGGCAAGAGAGAGCCGTATAAAAAGGGATTCGTGATTACGTATGAGGACTTGGAGGGTGGAAACGTTCCCGCTTTGATGGACGTGAGTTCGGTAGACGTCAACGATGCCGACAAAGATATCGTAGTAGAAGCGGACATTAAACCGTTGTATCAGGACGAGGATGGTGTTTCCTATAACGTGATGACCTCCCCTAACGGTGATTTTCCTGTGACCGCTTACCGGTCGTGGCTGATCGCCTATAACCAGCCCACCTCTCAAGCCTATCAAAACACCCTGTTAACGGTTCCCGATATGTCGGGTGGATTAGGAGCGATGTACTTTTCGATGCCCGATACGTTTACGGCTCCGATAGGGTTTAAGGAAGATAATACGACCAACATGGCGCCCGTAGTAGGCATGAGTCTGATGCCAACCGTGGCTAAATCGACTTATATCGGAGCTTCCTCTTACGTGCAACGCTTAGAAAATTTGATGAACGGGGCGGTGGCGGCGTTTAACCGTTTCCCCAATAACGAAATTTTAAAACAAGCTCCTCCGATGAATGTCTCGTCCGTGTGTGATAATCAACCCGCTATTATTCAGCAGGGCACCCTTCCTCTCAAGAATTCTCTTGCCGGTTTACAACGCGTACTGATTACAGACGACCAGCGCCGACCTATTCCATACGTGCACAAGTCCATTGCGACGGTGCAGCCGCGAGTGTTGAGTAGCGCTACCCTTCAGTAAAAACATGTCCATTTTGATTTCACCTAGCGATAACCGCGGTTGGGGCACCATGATGCGTCGTTCAAGGTCCAGATCTACAATGCGTCGTAGACCCGCTATGCGAGGCACCGGTGTGAGACGGCGTATCCGCCGCGCTCTCACAGCCGCTCCTATGACTATCCGTAGATTGCTCGGATTGGGTCGTAGGCGTCTTCCTCGTACCGGGTCTAGAACAACTTTGGTGGCTGTTACCTCTACTCGCCGTCGGAGAAGACGATGAACCTATTGAACACTATGCGTTTTCACTGTGCTTTTTAGGATACGTCATGCCTGCTGTGGTCTTAACGGGTGGTCGAACAAAAGCTAAAAGACGTCGATCTACGGTTTCTCTTCCCCGCCTTCCTAGAATTAGAAAACGTCCCCGATACGTTTCTGTAAAAAACCCTTCGGGAAACGCGGAGTCCGAAAGGGCCGCTCTACAGAGTTTAGCGCAGCGCTTTCAGAGAGGCAATCTCACCGGATGGAGATCGGCAGTGACCGAGGCAGCCGCTAAGACAGCGGCCGCTACCGGTTCACCGGCTTCTGCCACAAACTTGTCTACCGGTCAATCCGCTCACGCGGTACCCTTGTCAGGATCCGGTCTTAGAGGTACTCGTAAAAGACGCGTAGCTAGGAAATCTAGCGGTAGAAGCAAGAAGCCTATGCGGGGTGGATTTTTCCCCGCTCTGATTCCGTTGATCGCCGCCGCCATCGGAGCGATTCCAGGCATTGCCGGAACCGCTGTAGGGATAGCCAATTTGAAAGAGCAACAGAGACAATATAACGAGCAAATGAAACTTCAGCGGGAGCAGATGGAAAGACTCTATGGCAAAAAGACTACTTGAATTGCTTGAGTGTGCGTGCGTGTCTGTAAGCCTAATCTAGACGTTTTCAATAAAATTTGTAGAGAATCATGGACTACGCCGCTCTTTCGCCTCACGTCGGTTCCTGGGCCCTGCGAGATGACGTCCACGGAAATTCTAGCATTCGAGGGGGCGCCATCAATTGGGGGAACGTGGGATCGCGCATTTCTAGCGCGTTGGGGTCTACCGGTAGATGGCTGAGTAACACCGGGAATCGATTTCTCAATTCGAATACGTTTCAACAGATTAAACAGGGGGTGAAAGATAGCGGAGTGATAAAGAACGCCGCCAATTTAGCCGGGGATACGGTGAACAGTCTGTTGGACATAGGCAGGCTTAAACTTCAACAGGATTTGGAGAATCTCAGACGAAAGGCTCTAGGAGAGCAGGGTCCCCCTAACGTGGCCGAACTTCAAGCGTTGATCTCGGCGCTTCAAAGCCAGTTGAACGCTTCCGCGTCTTCGGCTCCGGCCGCTAACACCGCACCTATGGCACCCACTACGCGCCCTATTCCCGAAATGGTGACGGAAGTGAGACCACCTCCTACGGTACCCGTGGTCGAGCCACCCGTCACCTCGTCTTCCGCGGCGGTGCCTTCTACACTAGATCTTCCACCCCCTCCCGCCGCTAAGCGCCCTAGGAAGAGGCCTAGATTCGGTACTTGGAGGAGCCGACTGGATAGTATGACAGGCAGCGGCGTCCAGTACATGAAGAAGCGTATGTGTTATTAATCTAATGGCATCGTTTAACGGTTTGTAGGTGGTGTGGCATCATGGCAGCATTGACCCCCGATCTGACGACCGCGACCCCGCGTCTCTCTTATTTTCACATTGCCGGCCCGAGCACTCGGGAGTACCTTTCGGAAGACCTGCAGCAGTTTATGTCTGCCACTTCTAGCTACTTTGATCTGAGGAATAAGTTTAGGCAGACGGTGGCCGCCCCGACACGCAATGTGACTACCGAGAAAGCGCAGAGACTGCAGATCCGGTATTACCCTATTCAGACGGATGACACGACCAACACGCACCGCGTTAGGTTTTCCATCAACGTGGGGGACAGTTGGGTGCTGGACATGGGGTCTACCTACTTTGACATCAAGGGAACGCTAGACAGGGGTCCTTCTTTCAAACCTTACAGTGGTACTGCTTATAATCCACTCGCCCCAAAAGAGTCTGTGTTTAATTTCTGGTACACCCCTCCTTCCACAACTGACAATTACATTGCTATGCAAATGACATCATTGTATGAAAATCAAACACCATCAACTGCCACGGCTACAACGGATGAAATTAACAGTATGAGTGGAACTTTTCCTAATCCAAATTCTAGCACTAACATCTCTATTCCTGAGATAGTAATTTCAGAAACAAATAAGACTAAGTTTAGTGGGATTACAAAGGTAGCTAAAAGTGACATAATGCTAGCTCACGGAGCTTATGTCAAACCAGTCAACCCAAGCGGAGCGCAGACAATTAATCAGACACCTTATGTTCTTTCTAAGGCAGGAACCGATTACAATGGAGCTATTTCAGTTGAAGATTACACTAATACATTGTCATACCCAGATAGTGTATATATACCCCCCGCTACCGATAACGACACTAATTTTGGAGTCACCAAGGGATTAAGACCAAATTACATCGGGTTCAGAGACAATTTCATAAATCTTTTGTATCATGATTCTGGAGTATGTTCAGGTACTCTTAATTCAGAAAGGTCGGGCATGAACGTAGTGGTAGCATTGCAGGACAGAAACACAGAGTTAAGTTATCAATATATGATAGCCGATATGATGTCAAGACATCACTATTTTGCGTTATGGAACCAAGCGGTTGATCAATACGATCACGACGTGCGTGTCTTTAGTAATGATGGGTATGAAGATACAGTAAGTGCGTATGCGTTTTCACCTAACGGATTAGGATTTCAATCCGGAGGAGAGCTATACACCGACCTTAACGTATACTCACTAAATAGTGGCACGATAAATACAGGAGGTAAAGTCAATAATTTATCGCTTGCGATAGGTATAGGAAATATTCCAGCTTACGAAGTAAACTTAAATGCCCAACTAAAGAGAAACTTTTTAATGACAAACATCGCTGACTACTTACCCGATAAATATAAAGTGAGTATAGATAAGAACGCCGATACGTTAAATTCTGATTCCTACGCATATATGAACAAGCGTGTGCCATTGACCAATATAGTGGATCTATTTACTAATGTGGGAGCTAGGTGGTCCGTAGATCAGATGGATAATGTAAATCCATTTAACCACCACCGTAATTGGGGATTAAAGTATAGGTCTCAGTTACTAGGTAATAGTAGATACTGTAATTTTCACATTCAGGTACCTCAAAAGTATTTCGCGATTAAAAATCTACTGTTACTTCCTGGCTCATATACGTATGAGTGGGTACTAAGGAAGGATCCTAACATGATTTTACAATCAAGTTTAGGTAATGACTTGAGAATAGATGGAGCATCCGTAGTGTTTAATGAGGTAAACCTTATGGCAAGTTTTATGCCGATGGATCACAATACAAGTAACCAATTAGAGTTAATGATGCGTAATGCCACAAATGATCAGACATTTATGGATTATCTAGGAGCAAAAAATGCTTTATATAGCATTCCTTCAAATTCTACTCAGGTAACGATAAATATTCCAGCTAGAACTTGGGAGGGAATGAGAGGGTGGTCGTTTACTAGACTAAAGTCAAAAGAGACTCCTCAGCAAGGAGCACAGTATGATGTAAATTTCAAATATTCTGGTAGTATTCCTTATTCAGATGGAACTTTCTACCTTAATCATACCTTTAGAAATATGAGTATATTGTTCGACACTTCTATTAATTGGCCAGGTAACGATAGGCTAATGAGTCCTAATATGTTCGAAATTAAGAGATCTACTTCCGCCGATCCTGAAGGTTTCACTATGTGTCAAAGCGACATAACAAAGGACTGGTGGTTAATTCAGATGGCCACTAATTATAATTACGTTTATAACGGATACAGATTCTGGCCAGATAGGCACTACTTTCAGTATGACTTTCTAAGAAACTTCGACCCCATGACTAAACAATCTCCAGATTTTACTCAACAAGGGCTATATGACTTAGTATCATTAAATTCATCTAATTTACCTGCTCAAGATTATATAAGAAATAACTCTGGATTTATAGCTCCTAGAAGCGAAAATATGACAAATACTAGACAAGGACACGCTTGGCCCGCTAATTGGCCATATCCAATCATTGGTAACAGCTCTATTCCTCAATCTCAGATAACACAGTCTAGGAAATTCTTGTGTGACAACTACCTGTGGACCATCCCATTCAGTTCCGATTTTATGTATATGGGAGAACTGACGGACTTGGGGCAGAATCCCATGTATACCAACAACTCTCACAGCATGGTGATCAATTTCGAGGTAGACCCCATGGACGAGGACACTTATCTGTATATGCTGTACGGGGTGTTCGACGCGGTGCGTGTCAATCAGCCCGAGAGAAATGTGCTTGCTATGGCTTACTTCCGTACACCTTTCGCTACAGGTAACGCGGTGTAAGAAGCCTAGCGGTATGGCCGGTACTTCAGACTCTCAATTAAAAGCGTTAGTGGGGGCGATGCATCCTAGACATCACTTTCTAGGGGTCTTCGATAATTCCTTCCCCGGATTCATCAACCCTAGATTAGCCTCTTCCGCCATCATCAATACCGGATCTAGACGGACGGGTGGAATGCATTGGATCGCTTTCGCCTACGAACCTAGATCTCAGCGGTGTTACATGTTCGATCCTTTCGGGTGGTCAGATGCCAAACTGTGGACTATTTATAAATTCAAATACGATCAACTACTCAAGAGAACGGGGTTAGCTCAGTCAGATCGATGCATTACACTCGTCAAGTCTACCCAAGCGGTGCAATGCCCGTGTTCGGCCGCGTGTGGGTTATTTAGCGCGCTTTTCATCGCCTCTTTCGACGCGTACCCTCAAAAACCTATGGACGGAAATCCTATCATCGATATCCTGGTGGGAGTTGACCATTCCAAAATGAACGTCCCTACCTTCAGAGAGATCCTACACCGAAATCAAGAGCGCACCTACGTGTGGTTTGGAATGCATAATTCCTACTTTCGCGCGCATTCGGAAGAGTTACGGAGAGAAACCGCGATAGAGACGCTACCAGAAAATCATCGTTAATGTGTAAATTTTATTGTGGAATAAAGGCTCTTTTTTGTACGCGTCGCGTTTTTTCGTCGTTTTTCTCACCCTAAAATAGCTCGGTGGTCTGCTGCACGATGGCGGGCTGAATCACTTCCGTTTTAAAAGCGAATCCGTTAAACCACTTGAATTCGGTGAGTTTAGGATTCACGGTGGTGCCGAAAACGTGATTATACATTTCGTTGGCAAAAATGTAGGCGAATCTCAGATCGATAGCCGACAGCTTCCAGGAGCAAGTGCGTTCTATCTTAGGAGGTTGGTTAGGGCCTGGGCGACTATTGTTAGGGTTGCAGCACATAAAGACCATGGTATGACCGTAGTTTTTGTGGGCCGCCATGTCGGCTCTGGAACGGGCGACGTCATCGGTAATATCATCGGATCCGTTCATCTTGTAGGGTACCATTTTGCAAAGTTGGCGGCCTTGGATGCATCCGTCCGAGGCGTAGTTACAGCTACAGTTGCCGACGATCAGAATGCGCTCCTCGACCTTTTGAGCCGGAACGTTCGGGTAAATGGCCTTGGTCCACTCGATGTCATGTTTGAGCGCGGCGATAGCCTTTTCGGAGTCGGAAAAGACCATAGCGCAGCTACCGCTGGCGTGGGGATTGGGAAATCCTCCGTGGTTGGCATCCTTAAAGCAAACGACGTTGTTGTCGAATCTCAAGACCACCACGGGTTTTCCGAACCTATTCTTCTCGATGGTCGCTCCCTGTTCGCCTACGGCCCTTTTCCCGGCTTCGCTCACGGCACTCAATTCCACCGTGCGGGGCTTCACCACCATTTCCATTCCGTGCAAACATTTCGGGTGATATTGGCCTTTCCGATCCACCCAGTCGTGCCTCCAAATGTAAACCCCTCCAGGTAAAAACTTGGGCGCCAACTCGGCCCTATGATAAATCATAGCGGCCAAAAACCTTCCCATTTGAGCGTGAAAGCTCTCGAAAGAGGAAAAGGTGCATCTAAATTCGGGATGAGATCGGCGCATGAAGGCCGACGACATCTTAGCCCATACGGCATTCAAAGGTTGAATATTGGCCCCGTGCCACTTCACGTTGAAGGCGTCGCACAATTGAGTGAGCATCGACATGGCTTTTTGTGCCGCAAACTCGAGTAGATTCGTCCCGGGAGCTGGTTGCTCTTCTTCCTCCTCTTCTACTTCATTTTCACCTCTTTTGCGCTTCTTGCCCCTTTCCTGCTGAAGATCCGATCCTTCGCCTTTCTTTTTACGCACCGTTGCGGTCTGAGGTTCTTCCTCTTCGCCTTCGGATTCGATCTTCTCATCTCGGAATTGTTTCTTGTTCGATTTTCCGATAAATTTGGGAGGCATCTTCACCTTCAGCTCGGAAGGACTCGATCGATCTTCGTCGCTCTCTTCGATCTTAGGAGTAGTGGGCTTACTAGGTCTTTTCTTTAGGCTCTTCTTACCGGAAGTAGCTACGAAATCACCTAGGCGGAGCCAAAAACGACTAGTCAGGTGGGAAAGTTAAGGTCACACCCATTTTTAAAAACTATAAAAGCCCACCGCGACATTAGGAAGACAGGCTAGCGTGCCAAAGTGCCATACCGTCTTCGCTACCGTCCGATTCCTGACTAAGGTCGGTCTCGGAGACTTCGGTCCGAAGAGTCTTCTCCAGGGCCACCAGAGGCTTGAGGGGTCTCTTTCTCGATTTCGATTGGGCCTTCCTTTTGGGTTTGGCCTGAACCTCCTCGATTTCGACCTCGCTTCCGGAGGATACTTCGTCTTCCGAAGCCTCGAAGTGGATAAACTCCGCCATCCTTCGTCTGGATCGAACTAAACCAACCGGATAAGGTACTATTTTTCTACACCCGTCATGGGTATCGAACGTATCGAAAAGGCTAAGCTGATAATCGGTTTAGTGTTTAAACATATGATAGAAGAGGGTCTATGGAGCGTCTTTACTAAAACGCTTTGGCGAGAATGCATGCGCACGCAACACATAGATCTCGGGTTCGATTTTGGAAGGATCGGATTGGAAAAAGCCGTTGAACGATTAGTGAGCCGTGTGGGTGACCAAAGATCGGTTTTGTTAGCCTACAGATCTGAGGAACTGCTACTCGGGATGGGAGAATACGCTACCGATTACGAGGATCCTTCCTCTCGCGAAACCGAAGAGGCGCTAACACAAATAGAAACGGTAGAGGAGGAAGAACAGGCAGGGAATACTCCTACTTCCACCGAGTCCGAGGAACAATATTACGATGTCCCAGACTCGTGGAGAGAATCCGATCTCGAGCATCCCGTGGAAACCGTTCAGGATGCTTCAGACGATACGGCATCCGAGAGCCAAGAGGTTCTCGACGGTGAAGAAAACGCAGAAAAAGAAAGCCCTGAAAACCTCATCGCCTCCCCAGAAAAGGAAGTTTCCGTATCTGATACGAACGGAGACGATACTGAGGCAAAAGAGGGCGTCATGAAGGAAAGCGACGAAAAAGACGATGGCATGGAAAGTCCTGACGTAGACGACCCCGAAAAACGTTACACTATATGTTCCGAACCTAATTTTCAAACCCACATCAACAGAATGGCTAGTCTTCTCAAGGGAGCTTTGACGGATTCCGTCATGCCCGATGCAACCCTTAGTATAGAGGAGATTGAGCGGCAACTCGAGCATTTTATATTCAACCCCCCTCGATCTCTGCCCATGGAAGGGAAGGAAGTGAGACACAACTTTTATCCTCCTTTCGTAACGCCTAAAGCCATTTGCAACTACCACATCTTCACCATGACTACTCCTATCCCTAAAAGCTGCAAAGCTAACCGTTACGGAACGGAAGTTTTTGAGAAAATTAGAAATAGCAATTATTATAGGCGCTTACCTAAGTGGAGAGTCGGAGTGGTCGTAGAGGACGGGCTGGGAGACGAGGTGACTCCGATAGGAGAGCTGCAAGAAGAAGTTAAAATGATCCCGTTACAAAGCGATATCGCGAGACTTCAGTGGGTGAAAGCGAGAAGCGAGCACGTAGTCTATTTCGGGTACCCTTCGCTTCACTTTCCTCCTAAAATTTCAAAAATGCTGATGGAAACGTTGCTCCAGAAATTTAGCGAGGAAGGACAACCTATGGACGATTGTAAACCGGCCGTTTCCGATCTAGAGCTTTGTCAGATGGTAGATCCGATGCGCAAAATGAGCGCCATGGAACTTTCCGACGCGATCGGCAAAAAACGCGGCATGATGATGATGAGCGTCAGGATGGGATGTCAGTTAGAACTGATGGAACGCGTATTTAGAGAACCTTCCATGATCAAAAAGATTAACGAATGTCTCCATCACACGTTCCATCACGGCTACGTCAATCTTATTCGAGACGTGGCCAAGGTGAATCTGAGCAATTACGTGACTTACCACGGCATCACTTACAATAACCCTCTGAATAACTGCATTCAGGCCAATCTGCTAGACGGCATCGATAGGGAAGACTTTATCGTCGACTCTATCTATCTTTTCTTGGTCTTGGCATGGCAGACCGCTATGGGTATGTGGAACCAAGCGGTAGAGGAGGCTACCGTGGCGGTATACGCCGACGTATTTTCTAAGCTGAAACGGGAAATTTACTCTCAAAACTCCGTCACCGATATGAGCAAGTTGATCGTGGACATTTTGATGGACGGAGACAGACTGGTCGAGGAAATGAGAAAAAGTCTGCCCAACTTTACATCCCTAAGCCAAATCTCGGCTTTTAGAAATTTTCTGATGGAACGCTCCAATTTACCGAGCGTAGCCGTTCCGGTCTATCCTTCGGATATGATCCCTTTAGTGTACAAACAGGCGACCGGGCCTCTGTGGGATCAGGTTTACCTGCTTCAAACGGCCTATTTCTTCCTGAACCATGGAGGATACACGTGGGAACCCGAACTAGACACGGCTCACCACAAAGCGTACTGTCCGTGCAATTTGTGCAGCCCTCACAGAATGCCTCATCATAACCAGGCGCTACATAACGAGATTTTAGCCATAGGAACTTTCGAGATCCAAAACGCGGACGGAAAAACGTTTAAACTCACGCCCGAGCTTTGGACGAACGCCTATTTAGATAAATTCGTAGCCGAAGACTATCACCCTTTCCATGTCGTAAGGTACAGAGAGCACGAGTCTAGCTTTAGCGCAAATAGGACAGCTTGCGTCACCCAAAGCCCAGAAATCTTTTCGCTCATCAAACAGATTCAAAAGTCGAGGGAGGAGTTTATTCGGACCAAAGGCAAGGGAGTCTATAAAGACCCTCAGACCGGAGAGGAGATCTCCAGTAGCTCCAAAGCTGGATGCGGAGAAGGTCCGACTATACCAGCCCCTATCGCCCATAAGCTCGGAGGAGCTGAAGCGTCGGAGGCACCTCCTAAGCCTGTACGGACTTTCAAACATGGCTCAGCAGCAGGTGGAAGAGTACAAGAAACGGATGGAAGCGGAGGAGCGGGAGATCGATGGGGAGTCGATAGGCAGTCAGGATACGGAGTATGCCGACAGCGAGGAGGAATACGAACAGGAGTACGAAGAGGGGGAGGAAGTCAGCGATTCAGAAGAACTCTTTCCCACCCCTCCACGCCCATCACCTATCCCAGAAGAGGAGCCGCAACCCACCACGCTCAAGAGAAAGAGGAGGGAGCCGAGTACGAAGCAGTTGAACACCAAGAAACGCAGGGAGACCATGGGGGGTCTGTTCAGCAAGAAGAACGACGAGCAACAGACGGAGAAACCTGCGAAGATTGCCCGCAAAAGAACGGCGGAGACATCGAAGACCTCGGATCAACCGAATGCTAGCGAGGTCGCCCTACAACGCCCAAAACGTCGTTCGAGAGGTAATTACGCGACGTGGGCGCGCTATAGGGTAGACATTTTTAACGCGCTTAGAGACGCGGTATTTAATCGCGTCATCGCGAAAAAACTGTTAAAATCTCAAGGGATATTTATCCCTACTTCTGTCTTAGCCTACTACTCTAAGCAAATCCAACTATAGCCGTCTTTTTTCTGCTTTCCTCTACCAGCTAACCCGTCTAGACTCCTCGAAAATCCCGTACCTAAAGAGATAGTAGATTTGAGAAGCAGCATTCTAGAGCTCCTGTGCGCCATCGATAAAATCGCAAAACATCATCCCGAAAAACGCATTTCGATACGCAACAGAACACGCGAGAGTATTACCAGACACCTGCACTACGAGAGAGACGAAGCGAAGCTCGATCGGATGAAGACCGACGCGGCTAAGCTGCTCGATCTCTGGAAAGCCTCTAACTGATCTCTTCCTTTATAGTTCACCATGCTCAGAGCCACTCCTACCGAATACGTATGGAAGTACAATCCTCTCTTTGGAACGCCCGCCGGCGCCCAACAGAATTACGGGTCAACGGTCGATTGGGTCATTCCCGGAGGGCGCGTGATGTACGCTCCCGTCCAATCGCTGCGCGCCAGCGTACCCTCACCTGAGCAATACGCCCTGATGACTAAGCGATTCGAAGCCTTATCAGACCAACAGCCCTACGCCAACGCACGCGAAACAGCAGTTATCGCGGCCAACGTAGCTGACTCAGGGGTCGTAAAATCCGCTTTAAGGCCTTCCGATTACGGGATGCGTCAGCGCATCCAATTAGCGGGAGGCGCGGTACCTTTTTACGGCTCCTGCTCGGAAGGCGAAACGCAATTAACCGGTGGCTTATCGGAAGGGCGCGTCCAGCTCAGCGGGGGACTGCACGCAAGGCGCTTCTCGGAAAGACCGCCCAGGTGGTGTGGCACCGAAATGACTGGAAACGGGCTGGGCGCCCCCGAAGAAGTGGCCTCCGAGGCCTACAAGTACCATCTCCGTACCGCCGGACCCGCCATCACCGATATGCCCGAGGCCTACACGCAGCGCAAATTTATGGAAACCCACGTCCCCGTAGTGGTCCCTAAACCTTTCCGTTCCGAAGACCCCGAACGTTTCCCGGCTCAGTTTAGCGCGATTTACAAAGGCAAAAACGCGTTCGAAAACGAATTTTGGGATTGGTAAACTTACCACCCTCTGTCTATATTCCAACTCCGAATAAAGCTCTCGAAGTTCCGTCTCGCTAAAAGGCTCCCGTCTAGTCATATACACGCGCTCACCCCCATGGCTCACTAGTTTAGCTTTAAAACGTCTTTTTAACCAAAATACGAACCCGGGGTTTAGCGGGTAATCGTACCAAATCTTTTCTCCACTATTCAATTCTATCCAATACTTCCTAGGTTTAGGCTCCTGACTTTGGCTCCTTTCATCCTCCATCTTCCTTGACGGCTTTTCGAAAAATGAAGAGAAGTCTATCGGTCGCGCCTTCTACATCTACCTCTCCCGTGGTCGACACCAAACGCGCCTTATCGGATGGAGACGCGCCCACCCAAGACGATGAAACGATCAATTTGGTTTACCCGTTCGATTGGCCTTCTATATCCAATTCTCAAAGTGGAGGAGAAAATGGTGGAAATCAACAGGGCACTAATATTCCTATAGACCCTAACGGGCCTATAACAATGACTAATTTTGGACTTAACGTAAGGACGACACCACCCATTAGCGTCATCATGGGGTCATTGTATCTAAAATATAATTCAAGTGATCTAGGAATGGTAGATGGTAGATTAGCAATAAATTGTTCTCCACCTTTAACTCGTACTAATGGTGGAATAGGTGTAAACATAGGAAGCGGACTAATTAATTCAAACGGGTCATTATCTATCAATTTAAATCAACAAGGAGGAATAGCATTTCAAAACGGTGGAATAGGCCTTAATATAAATAATTCAAATTTAGTGCTAGATAACTCATTGTTATCTGTAAAACTAAACCCATCATCATGTATCGCGAGTTCATCGGATGGTATTTCACTCAATATAGATGCGGCCGCGTTCGAAATTCAACATGGAACGCTCTACCTTAAAGCTAACCCTCAGTATTTATCACCATATACTATATGTACTTTGGGCAACCCATCACTTATAGGCAGCAACTTCGTTTCATCTGATAGACGTCAATTATGGAATTGCCAGAGTTATTTCTATATGGTATATTCAGCCGGTTTAGTAAACTGTATTTCTAACATAAAAGTCAATAGCGACAACACCGATTCATCTAGCTCTTCGAGTCTTAATAAAGTGTCGTTCACCATCGTACTTACTACGTCCCAAATAAGGATTCAAAATATTTCTGGTCTATCTCCACTTACTATTGTACCTTCTTCAGCTCAACCCACATTATTTTACCCGTATGGAGGTGTAAAACAATCTAGTTATGTAGAAATAACTAATCCATCTTTCGCTGGAACTAACGCTAACTGGTATCTAGACCCTAATTCGCCAGGATTCAAATCTATTCAGTTTATTCCTATGGGTAACGGGTGTAGCTTCGATCAAAGTACGTTTAACTACGGGCAAATAACTATAACGGATAGCACTGGTGCGGGAATGGAAGCAATAGGAATAACCCTTGTAATGAACGTTTCGAGCGGAAGTAATTGGTATGGAAGAGGAGCGACATTAACAACAGGTCCTATATCCTTCTCTTATCAGGGTCAAATACCGAATGGCCTATAAAAGAAAATCAGCGGAAATTTACGGACCATCCAAAAAATCTTCTAAAATAGATTTGAATTACCCATTCACTAGCAGTTCTTCGACTTCCATTACACCACCTTTCGTGAATGCCCCGTTCTACGATGAAAACGGGCAACTATCCATATCCGTTACCCAACCGGTTTCAATACAAGACGGATCAATAGGAATAGCTTATGATTCCTCTCTCGAGACAATAGGAGGAAAACTTGGGATTAAAATAGATCCTAATGGGGCAATAAAATCAGATCCTGATGGAATCGATGTAAGCATAGGTAAAGGATTAGAACTAGATGAGTTTGGAGCTATTGATATAAAAATAGCTTCAAACCAACCCTTGGATGTATCATCAGATGGTATTTCTATACTCACTGATGGTACTACAATCACCACTAAAATGGGAACACCTAATAACCAGCAGGAAATAACCATAAAAATAGATGAAAATGGAGGAATAGAATCATCAGAAGCTGGAATAGCAATCAAGTGTGACAGTACTTTAAGTGTAGATCAAGAAGGATTAGGAGTGGTATGCGATCCATCTGGTCCTATTACTTCAGATCAAAACGGATTAGACATCGACATAGACGCGCAGAGCATGGAAGTGACTACAGACACGACCAACACACCTAGGCTAGGAACTAAACTTTATTCCAACGGGGCTATTATAAAGTCTACTAACGGGTTAAGTATTCAATGCGATAGAAACAATTTTGATATTTACTCAAATTCTTTATTATTACAAAATTACGTTTTCACTTCTGGAAATGGAATAGGAGGAAATGGGTTCACGGCGAGAGTAATGGCAAAAGTTGGCACATCATATATTACATTTCCGTGTGCATACGATGCTAAATTAATCAGCTTTAATGGAACAGTGCAAGGAAATATTACCATTAAAGTTAGATCAAGGGATATAAGCGGAATTCCATTAGACCAACAGACAACTAATCCCACATTCACATTCTGGTTATGTAGAGACACAACAAATTCTAGCCTTAAAAATTTTTCAAACTGTTCAAACAATCAGTTTACACCAAATAAGACTACTGTAATATCTAAAACTAATCCTAACGGCCTAAACGCGTGGGTAACTTCTACCGATCAAAATTGGTACCTAGGAAACACTAGTGGAGACACCATCTATGGAGTTCCAAACGGAGACGGAAAATTGTCTGGCACCTATCTGTATAGCGTTGTATTTTCGGTAGTCCAGTTTTATGGAACATCAATGCCTAGACTAGCATTCACTGTTAATTTAACACCTACTGGAGCAAATTCTAACCATTTATATGTACCAGATAATAATGCAGCAGTTACTATCGGGCCTGTAAAATTTTGGTACTTAATTTAAACCAGTAAGTTTGTCCACCGTATCGTAATAAAAGTGGCTCATCAACTGCACAAAATAGTACATCCATCTAGGGCACGACATGGACACCCTCCTCTCCCCTACCATCATCACTAATCTCATGTACTCGCACGGCATGGTACCCATCTCCGCTACCGAACAAAGGGCCCCCAAAAAGACGTGTCTGTTGTTTTCGTGGACCGCTATCAGCACCCCGTTAGACGACCCGATAGTCCTATCCATAAACACAGGATTGAGAAGGGCAAACATGCTCCCCAAATTGGACGTCACAAAGTAACATCCACACAACCCTGGATCGTCTCCTAGCAACTGAAGCGCCGTCGGATAAACCGAAGACTCGATGCAAGAATGAAGAGACATGCAAAAATCACGAATGTACCACTGGTGACAGTCGCACGGAGTTAAGACTATTTCGTGATTTGTAAAACACATGAGTTGCATGTCATCAAACTCTAACATCTCCTCATCCTCATCCCCTCCGTTTGCGTCCACGTTAATATCGTTTAATAAAGCTCTAATCTCTTCCATATCGTTCTGGATGTCCTCCCCTTCGTTCGGTCTAGGTGGGTCTCCCCCCTCGGCCATGATCAGCAGTGAATCAGGTAGGAGCTGGGGTGGTCGTAATCTGAAGTGCGGGGAGGTATGGTAGATGCGGGGGTAATGGAACACAGAGGTGTAACGGCGTATGGGCTAACGAGCGATAGACCTCCGTTTTTCGATTTATTGATCGGAATAGGGGGTGGGCTGAATCTAGGGCACCTCGACGGGGACAATTCGGACAAGCTTCCCACGTTTACGTAAACGCGCTCAGAACTCCCGACACTAGAAAGTCCGCTAGCGATTCCGCTATCTTGACTCGTAGTACTTTCGGAAGCCGTCAAAGCTCCGTATATCGGGTTGGCGGTCCAAGTTACTGAAGTAGGCGAGCCGCTATACAGAGATCTCCACCATCGCCAACTCGAATCTGGGATGGGAAAAGATGAACTTGTACCGAATCCACCATTACCAGGATCTTCCTCATCATCATCTCTACGATTCGGGTGGTCTTCGTTCGAGCGGGGATCCGAATGCGGGTCGTTATCTGATTCCCTATTCTCCTCTGCCCTAGCTCTTCTAAGGAGACGCACAAAGTGCTGTCTTCCCTCTTCCATAAAATCCCTAGCGAACCTATTGTAATCTCGGCTAAACACCCAACTCAGCAAGCAAACGACTATAATGATAGAAATGCAAGAAACCGCATAGATTAATGCGTTGCCATATTTACTATTGATGTAGTCTAAATCTGCCATCACGAAAATGATCGAATTGAGGATTACGCTGCCGAAAACCACCGATGGCACGAACACCGTTATGATTGATGAAACCTGAAAGCATGAAAAGGTTTAGTTCTTTTCATGTTCAATACTCTCGCTCTCCTCGTGTTAAACAACTGCCGAAGCACTTCCAATTTACACAAATCCTCTAAGGAGTGCACCGATCTCAAATTACACTGAATCTTGCACTCCTGGTCGCACTTGATGTGTAACTTGTCGGCGGGTGAGTGCAGGTGGAAAGTCCACTGCTCAATAGGCACCCCGCGAACCACATCTACCTGATTCCTGACTCCCGGCATGTAACAGATATTCTGGCTCACTATTCCCCACACATCGGGAGGACACACCGATTTTGCCATACTTCTCAGAAATACGGGTTGGGTAATGATACTCGATCTTTCCGCTGCTTTCACGCACATGGTAGCCACGGGAGAGCTCTTATTGGGGCGAGGAAAACACAGAGGGGAAGAAATAAACGGTATCGAAGGACTCACTCTACTGTGGTTCACTTCGAACTGCATGGTTCTGAGAGCCATCATGAGAGAATCTCTATCCCGTATCATTAATCCGTGGGTGAAAAAGCGAAAAGTGGAATACTTGGAATTGATTTCATCGAAACAATCGTTGTAGACCCCTGGTCCGATATAAAAAAGTCTCCTCGAAATGTGAAAAAGGGCCTCGTGTCTTTCTTCCGGAGTCGTTTGACTACCCAGAAAAATTCTAATGACCACGTTCATAATCCTGCTTCTCACCCCCCTTCTTTCTATTCTTTTCACGCATCTGCAAGCCACCATGCACATTAAATTCTCCATCACATGCACTAGTCTCGATCGGAAACACGTTTTCACTTTTCCTACCGCCCTCGCTAAAAGCATTTCGTGACTCGAATTTATTTCGCTAGCCGGCTTTTCCGCGTTCACTAACAAACTAAACCAGATAACCCCGCATTCGTTTTCGAACCCGCAAGCCCACGAAGACTGAATACAAGCCTGTAAAAGGCATAAAACCGCACGGTAAGTAAAGCCATGCATAATTTACGCACGAGGCGTTCGTGCATCATGCAGTGATTGGATTAAAAGAATCCAACTCACCGAAGGAGGAGTCAGAGGCATTGTGAACGGTCAGTCAATCTCAATCTTTATTAGGGATTCTTTACAATCTTGGGTCAAATGGGGGAATCGTCTACCACCTCAATTTACTGCAATTATAAATTAAACGAAATCGATTAAAATAGACACACATAAACACTAAAACCAACAAAATCATAAACGCGACGCTAATTAATGGAATAAACAGTCCGAAAATACAGCTTGAACACGAAGATCCGTCACATGCTTCGGATATCTCGGTTGAATTGGGGCGTCTTCTGACGGTGATCCAAAATGACGCGTCGTACTCTTTTCCTATATGGTCTTCACAGTAACACTTATACATTCCACTATCGTTAACACTCAAGTTAAACATTTCTAAAATAGGAGGATCCTTAGATTTTAATTCTAATGAAAATCTATGCTTAGGAATTCTAACCCCTTTTTCATCTACGGATAAGATTTTTGTGGATGGACCATATCTCCAATGAACTACCTCACAATACTTGTATATACCACAGTCCACCGTTATATTATCTGATTCGTAAACGTAGTTTTGTACCCGAAGCGAAGATTCCTAAAAACGAGACAAATCAACCCAATCAATTCTATAACCGCCACCACTGAAATTGCCACCGCAATTTCAACACAAAAGCATTGGCATTCGATTGTTAACGATTCAGGAACAGAAAGAGACCTCACTTCTACTCTAAAGTCTAACTCATGCTTACTTGGGCATTTACAAAAATATTCACCAGTGCTACCGTTGTAAACATTAACAATTCCATTACTTTGAATTTGAAAGCTTGATTCGTTTGAAGCGAGAATTATCGTTAAATTTGATATATTGCAATACTTCTTGATCATCATCTCCGAGCAATCGAGTTTTAATGGATCGTGATCGTAAACGGTGATTAAAGTGCTCATAGTTTCCTAAAATAACAAAAAATTAACATCGTAATACCCACACCCAGAAAAATACCTAACGAAACAAAAGCAAAAATAGAAGCCCCTATTAAATCATAACCTACTACTATAGCTGCCCTTGAAGATTCCAGTTCAGACACCACAAAGTCGCCTTGCAACAAAAACCTAGACCATATCACTATAACAAATTTATAGTAACCTTCCCTGCTTACATTAAGCTTGCATCCGTACCCCACTCCTAATCCATTTCTATACCACCTGGCAGTGTGGCAAACTTTATGAAAAGCTTGCAATGTAACAGATGCTCCCTTTTCTATCGTGATCCTTGTGGTGGGCTTCACCAAAGCCGTTTTTCCTATAAACACTTCAAAATATAAATTTTTAAATGGAGTAGACACCACTACTTTATACACCCCTACCATATAAAATCTCAACACCAATACCCCATCTTCAAACTTTACCCAGTGTTCTGATTCTTCACATCTAACTCCCCAATTCATCGCAATGCCTCCCTCTATTCTCACAAAATCGATAGACTGATTACCCACTTTGAGTCTAACATCTTTCATTATTTGCCCTAATACGGTAAAACTTTCGTTCCTCAAAAGAGAGGAAAACGGATACCCTAACCTACAGTGAGATGAATCGATAGGTTTAGTGATGGATGTATTTCTGGGCACTAGACTCAGTTTAGAGACCGCATCAAAGACGCAGTAGAATTCTAAATCACCGTCTCTGTTACAATCCCTCGTCTCGGAATAAATTTGAGCCGTCTCCAACTTTCCATCAACTGGAATCACTCTCGATTTTGAAATCCTCACATAATCTATACTCACGGAAGAATTCAAGTAAAACCTAAGATAGCTCCTTTCCAGCGCGTCCTTTCCGAATACTACCCAAGCTCTTTTCAATCCGCTTACGCGTTCCATTCGACCATAGGTGGTATTAATCTGTACAGCTTCAGTAGAATTTAGAAATACTAAAACGAGATGAAGTGGAAAGTAAGCAGATTCGTTAGACGATAGCCACCCACCACCTGGAATCACAGGAAATCTCAAATCTTGAGACATGGTGTATCCGTTCCAAGACGAGATTACAAGAGAGGAGTTGAACTTGTCGAGACCTACGACCGAAAGACTGTTAAATATGTCGAGAGATTTTGCAAATATGAGCACCGCCATAGTGTGGCTACAGGAAAATCCGAATCCGTTCCCGATGGAAAAGTTAACGCACACTCGGATGTAATCCAAATTGTATCCACATAAAGTAGTGGTATATTTTCCAGAAGACGGGCATTCGGCTATCTCTCTTCCATCTATGTTACTGGTAATGTATTCGTGGGCAAAAGATGGATCTGACAACCCACCGATTTTAGTGCTCGACATTAAAGCAGCCACATATTTAGCATCCTTTCGGTCTAGTCTGTTTGCCACTAATTCATCTGTTTTTTTCCAAAATCCCGGGGATGCCGCATCCAAACCCACTATTCTATCACACTCCATAGAAACGTTTTTTAAGTTTCTGCAAATAGAGCCACAAACGTGGGCTCCCAATGAGTGACCGATGCAACTTATTGAAAAATTCTTAAAATGCATCAAAAAATGATTTAGATCGAGCGAACTAACTTCCTTTGCTGTAGAGAAATAGAAAAAATAGCCCCATAGAGAACTATACACTTTATACCTCCAATCTAACATAAGTACTGTAAAACCCGGTGTCATTTTAGAATGATACTCCAACAGCGTATCTGTCTCATTGGCTTTGGTATATCCGTGAGTTAACAAAATCAATGTATTTCCTTTAATGAGAGATACGTTTTGTAACTTGGAGAATGTCTCGTTGTTTAACTCCTCCTTGTAAAAGCGTCCATCCCCATAGCCGGAAATGAAGATATTGGAACTGGCTAGCACCTATGAAAGAGGGACAGTGAAGTCTTTTGATAAGAGCAAGATAACCCAATCACCGTTCCCATAAAAGCAGCAAGTAAGAACAAGCAAGACACTTCCACCGGATCCATCTTATACTCGCTTTCACACTCTACCACTTTCACCTCAGTAACCATATAATGAATTCTACCATTTTTAATTTTACATACACATTCGTATTTTCCACCATAGTCTATCGATTTGATTAACAGCCCATTATTTCCAAACCTCTCTACATTAGAATTATTATGAATTATCTCTCCATTCAGAGTCCATTCTGATGATTTGCAATTTGAAGATGAACAACTGATTAGCAGATCTGATTTTCGCACCGCCACTAGAGACTGCACTCTAGTTCTTCCTTTCACCTGCAATTAAATAGAAGAGTCCTCGAATCCATTCAGAATGGACAGCTCGTCTCTTGACCCTTCCTTGCTTCTAACAATCACATTCACTTGTTTCTTGGGCTTTCTGTACTTGATAAAAGCGATAACAATTGCGGCCACCAAAACCATGCCTATTATTCCCACCACTATTCCTACAGAAGTATTGCTGTTGATGGTTGCTACAACAGATGATTCCTCCTGCTCATCCCCTACCATCATCTCATGAATTTCATTTGATATTTCCTCTTTTGATTCATTAAATGCAGATTTTACATCTGAAGTAGGTTTTACTATCTCGTTACTTTCCACATGAGAACTAGTCATTGAAGCTGTACTGGTGGAAGTGAAAGCCTCACTGGAAGTGGAAGATGAGGTAGAGGTAGAGAAAGATGTGGGATGGCTGCTAGTGGAGCTAGTGGTGGTAATGATAGTGGTGGTAGTGGAGCTAGTGCTGGTAGTTGTGGGAGTGGTGGTAGTGGTGGTTGTGGATTTAGGTAGTTTAAATCCGGCATTAATACTTCTCCAGGTAGCAGCTGTCTGAATGTTAGTACCTACCACCTTTACTTTTACTATTACCTTATCAAAGTTGTAAACGAAGTGCATCGTGTGCTCTGAAGCTGTTCTAAATATTAAAGAAACACCGTTCTCGCTTAGATTCACCACCGAGACAGTCTCTATGTTACTGCACTTTACTCCATAATAGTATGGCATTACCCATCTTTCAATATACCAATCCCACATTTTTATTACCATCACCTCGTTCTGAGACCACTCTGGAAGAATTTCAGAAATGTCAAAATGACATACAGAATCAATATAACACCTTTTCATTGGATTTGTAGTCCTTTCTGTAACTTTCAAATCTGAAAAATCTCTAGAATCGTTAAAAACACACCTATCTAATGGGTACAAATGACCATGAACACCTAGCATTCTCCTGGATGATGGAATCATTTTCCTCTCCTCTAACTGAGTACACCATCCTCCATAGTTACATTTTACTATTACTTCAGTAGACTGCACAGTCTCCCAGAAGTCTCCTGACTTAAGCACATCATCTTTCCATCTAAATGGAATAATTCCATCTGACCTCCTAATTCTGCTAATAAGCGGCAATGTCCTTTCCATTCCTACATCAAATCTAAAAGGTTGAGACTTACGAACTCTATCACCCATTATAAAGTAGACACACCTTTTCACATTTTTGTAAAGCTTACAGAACTCAGGGAAAATATGAGATCCAATAGGAGTCCTATCGTGCTTCTTTAACACTAGTGTAACAACATCTCTGGGATAAATTTCATCCGAATCTACCTTAAAACTGTACCAAATAGTTTTATCTTCATAACTATATCTCTTGTCCATTGAAGTTACGTAACCGCTCCAGCTAGAAGACATAAAACTGTCGGACCTGGCTGTTCTCTCGATACTGGCAGGAGACCAAACATCTAAAAATTTAGCAAATTGAATTGGAGCCATCATATGAGAACATGAATCACTCACATGGGGAATTAAATATGAATTAAACATTGTTCCAACATCATAATCCTCACACCAACTATATCCATAATAACTGTTGGTACAAACTCTTCCCCACCACTTCCCTATAGTAGGACACCCCTCGTGGCTGTATCCATCTTTCTCTCCATTGAAAGCATTTGTTGTTATGTACTCATCACCTACAAGATCGTGGAGACCCATAAAGTTCCTATTAGTTAAAAGTACAGCTACATAATCTGCATCGTGGCGATTTATCCTTCTCTTAGCAATGCCTTCCTGATCTGGAGAGTCGTATTTAAATTGTACAGAAGCGGGGTCAAGAGAAACAATTCTAGTACAATTCTTATTCTTTAAATCTCTATATTGTCTACAAATACCTCCGCAAGCATGACCTCCTAAGGAGTGACCAATACAATGAACATTCATCGAAAGTGGAATCTCATGCAACAAATTATATAGATTAGTTCTTACCGCGGACCAAGCGGCATTACCGAGCTCTTTATCATTCGCCCCTTGACTTTCCCAATCAACAAACAAAACGGTCGCGTTTGGTGTCATTTTTTGATGTTGCCTAGTCAATTGTTTAAAAATTCCAGTACTTGATTGAAAAGCATGCCAGCCATGAACCAACAGAATCAGGTCCCTTATCCTTCCCCCGCTAAACACTCCCGCAGACTGCATTCTAGTAAATACACCCTCCCTGTCTTCAAATTCATAAAACCCCGTTCTTCTCCTATAAGATGAATACAATGTGTAACGGTTACCAACCAAAGGAACCCCAAACCACCAACTATACTTTACTGGATTATTCATATATTCGGGATGATAGGTGTGAGATATAATTTCCCTCTTTACTCTAGAAATTAAAACTGAAATATTGAAAACAGCATCAAAACCAACATAAACCATTCTCAAAGCAATGTGATTAGCAAAACTGGTATTTACGAGAACAGAAGAATCATTTCCAAGCTCAATTATTCCTTCCCTGCACACACTCCAATTAGCTGCTATAATCGAGTGCTCATATGCCTTCCCATTCATTGTTTCTAGAAATATCTGCAATGGTCTCATTCCAGCTAGTTTTAAATCTACTCTATTAAGTGATGAAGTTACGTTTATCTTAGACCTTACAACCACATCCTGAATTATTCTTTTTTCCGCACACACATTTCTGCTCATTCCATAGTGATACCTGAAAGACTTTAAATTTAATTCCCATCTCTTATCACACTTAATATTGAAACATAATCCGCATTTTTCACAATAATCATACATTTGACAGTGCATTCCTGTTATATTAATTCCTTTTTCAGATGATTTAAATGATTCCGCATAAACCCTACTCTTAGATCTTATCCACAGTACCGAATTAGAATCATCAAACATGAATTTAGTTTTATTAGGCATAATTGACACCCCTATTCTGTTAGCATTCAACATATCAACTGAGGAACCATTTGAGAAAACGTTTGAAACTGTCCTTAAATGAAACCACTCTAACGGTTTAAGTTTTTCAACTACCATTGTGTCATAACCATAAGTAACCATGCTCCATTGACTTATTCTGCCCTCAGAATCTACTAGTATGGCTCCACTAATCATATATCTCGCTGTAAACAAAATCAATGAATCGATATCACAAGCCTCAGTGCTAAGAACAAATTTTTCACATCTACCATAAACACACTCTTCTTCATATTCATAAAATGGAAGACACTTAGTGAACATTGACACGTAAATAACTTCGGTTCCACTTGACACATTAACATCGTTTTGATAATCATCAATAATCAATACATTATAGTTGCCAAACAATGACTTCCCTCCCGCATCTCCACCAATTCCCAAAATTCGCATACACCTTGAAATTGATTTAGTAAGATAAGTACATATATCATTACATATCTGAACACTTTCTTGTCCTATTCCAATACACTCAACATTTATACTGGGCATTTTTTCCTTAAAAGGTTTAAAATCTACAACTGACACACTCGATCCTGGAATCATCAGCACCAAAATTCTGGAATCATTAGTAGCGGTTCTGTACAACCGCATCAATTTAGCGGTATTCGGATTTTCTGTTTTGTCTATAAATATAGATATATCTTTCCATCTGGATTTGTTTACAAATGTCAGCTCCACTACATTTGACACAATTTCATCAGAACAATTAAAACATTCATTATAGAAGAACAATTGACTTTTCTCAGTCGTCCCGTTGATACAGAAGTCTCCTGTTTCCAGTGAAGACGACTATAAAAAATTTTGGTATTAATATCATAAATAATATAATTTAAAAATAATTTAAAAGCACACAACTCACCTGAGTGAATAAACTCAGCAGCGTCAACACCAAAAGGCTCTTCATGACTTAAAACCTCCAAAAGGACCGATCTATAAACAGTAAGTAGTAGTATTACGCTACATATCAAAACGGTGCACAACACATATTCAACTTTAATCTCCATATCTGTAAAAAAACAGACGCGGTAACACTGAAATTAATATTTCGAATCTTTACATATCCATCCAATAGATAGTGACACCATGAGCAAGAGTGGGTGAGACATGAAGGGTTAACCATTACCTCGATGCCTACGCCCACTCTTGCCCAGAAATGCACTAAGTCCGAAATGGCCTGCCGTTGCGCCTCGCCGCCTGCGGGGGGAGCCCTAGAGCCTGCGACGACGGCCCTCCGCCGACAGGGGGCACCGCGGGGATAGAGAGGGCGGAGACAAGAAGGGTTAACCATTACCTCGATGCCTACGCCCACTCTTGCCCAGAAATGCACTAAGTCCGAAATGGCCTGCCGTTGCGCCTCGCCGCCTGCGGGGGGAGCCCTAGAGCCTGCGACGACGGCCCTCCGCCGACAGGGGGCACCGCGGGGATAGAGAGGGCGGAGACAAGAAGGGTTAACCATTACCTCGATGCCTACGCCCACTCTTGCCCAGAAATGCACTAAGTCCGAAATGGCCTGCCGTTGCGCCTCGCCGCCTGCGGGGGGAGCCCTAGAGCCTGCGACGACGGCCCTCCGCCGACAGGGGGCACCGCGGGGATAGAGAGGGCGGAGACAAGAAGGGTTAACCATTACCTCGATGCCTACGCCCACTCTTGCCCAGAAATGCACTAAGTCCGAAATGGCCTGCCGTTGCGCCTCGCCGCCTGCGGGGGGAGCCCTAGAGCCTGCGACGACGGCCCTCCGCCGACAGGGGGCATCACCGAGCAGGAGTGGGAGGAGAGACTGGGTTAAACATTACCATTTCCCTCCGCCCACTCTTGCTGGAAAATGCACTAAGTCCGAAATTCCCTGCACCTACGCATACCTACCACAAGGGGCGGCTTACCTGTACTACCACTTCTATCCTACAGGTGGAGACATTCCGATGAATATCCTGCAATCCCTCTTTATACCATCAGGTGGTGCTGGATGGATGTAGTTACATTCAGACACCACTTGGTGGCATAAGAGGGGTGCAGATTACACATTAACTACTCTATACATCACATGACTATTCTAAGCACCTCCTCTGTTAATCTTTATTTAATTATCTTTTTTACAAGGAATACAGAACAAAGTACCGACAAGATGACGCATACATTCCATATTGGCCACCCTGATGCCATTTTCCATTGAAGTATACCGCCCGTATCTCTGTCCCACCCTCCCAAACCGGAACAGCCTAGATGAAAGATAGGCAAGACAGTCCATGCTCCTCTTCGGCCGCTTGGGGGCGCACACGGTGATGCATACTTCATACATGTGACCAGGCTTCAACCAATCAGGATCAAGATCGAAGGCCGCACCCGAATGATTAACTATTACATCCACCCACATATCTTCCAATAGGCTCTCTAGCCTAGGATCCGCCCCATCACCCCCTACCGCTTCATATGCCGCCTTTACAACATGCATAACCAATCGCTGCTCATCCCTTTCCACATCTAACATGCCGTCCATATCCATATATAGATACGGCCAATGGAAGGAAATCACGCCTATTTCATCTCCATGGCGGGGGTGTGGGCGCTCAGGATCTATCTCATTGGATGTAGAGGCAGAGGGCTCCTCCTCTTTAATTACGACAGACTCAAGGGAGGGACCTTCATCACGCTCCTCCTTCACTACGGAGATAGTCTCCTCCTCAAGGGTGAGGTCAATGATGTCTGCCATAGCTATTGGATAGCATAGAGTGGGAGTGTTAAAATGGAAAGCCAATGGGAATGAAGCATTATAGCCGCAAGGGATTATGGGAAGAAGAAAGCATGGAGGAAAGCGGGTAGCATACTCACCGATAGAAGCCTTCTGCAGAGGCCGAAGAATAGTGGAGAGTAAGCCGGAGCCTTCAGCCGAAGCGGTGGTAGCTTGCTGGAAGCGGTGGCTCTTCTCTCCGGAGCTCTGGTGTGCTCTTGTCGGATCCCCAGGTGGGAATGATTTGCGGTGGAGACTGAGCTCCTTATATTCTCCTCCTTCCAGTTACCTATTAACCTGTCTGTTAATCTTAAACCTGCTGACAAAGCGCTGACTTGGCTGCCACATCATCCGACCTTTGATTTACTACAGTAATTTACTGATAAGAGTGAGGTAATTTACGATACCTCAATGGAAACCTCCTACGCATTGACGCAAATCATTGTGTACCTTCCTCAATTTAAGTTAACCTTTGTCTGCATCGTCAGCTTATTACAATGACACAGCAGATTAATGTTTAGACTGCGGATTAACCTTAGAACCATTACATCGGTCATAAGTAAACCATTTGAATTAACGGTTAACCACGCTCCTCCCAATAGGCGTACCTTTAGTCAATGATTCACTTTAACCACTCCTATGGGCGTAACGCGTTAATGATTTACTTTAGTCAATGTATAACGTATACTCCTCCTATAGGGAGGTACTTAGGTTAATATTAAACTTAGCCACTCCTAGTGGGAGTGGAATAGGTTAAACATTTACTAGGGTTTAACATTAACGTAAGCCCGTCCTAATGGGAGGAGATATGAATATTCATGAACTATAAAAAGAGCATAGGGCTTCCGCATAGAGTTCATTTCACATCCGGCCACCGGCCAGACCACATCCGGTTACTCTGCCATTCAACCAATCAGAATTCAAATACTCTTGACCAATAGAATTTTTCTGTGCCCTTACGTAGCCTGCCCGGCAACCGGGGAGCCAATAGGAAAAATCCCGAAAACAGCCAATCAGAAAAGACCTTCCACTGACGTAAATCTGCCCGGATACCGGCCAGCCAATGGAAAATCAGAGACGGCCGGCCAATGGGAATTTTTCTGAGCCCTTGCGTAGCCTGCCCGGCAACCGGGGAGCCAATAGGAAAAATCCCGAAAACAGCCAATCAGAAAAGACCTTCCACTGACGTAAATCTGCCCGGATACCGGCCAGCCAATGGAAAATCAGAGACGGCCGGCCAATGGGAATTTTTCTGAGCCCTTGCGTAGCCTGCCCGGCAACCGGGGAGCCAATAGGAAAAATCCCGAAAACAGCCAATCAGAAAAGACCTTCCACTGACGTAAATCTGCCCGGATACCGGCCAGCCAATGGAAAATCAGAGACGGCCGGCCAATGGGAATTTTTCTGAGCCCTTGCGTAGCCTGCCCGGCAACCGGGGAGCCAATAGGAAAAATCCCGAAAACAGCCAATCAGAAAAGACCTTCCACTGACGTAAATCTGCCCGGATACCGGCCAGCCAATGGAAAATCAGAGACGGCCGGCCAATGGGAATTTTTCTGAGCCCTTGCGTAGCCTGCCCGGCAACCGGGGAGCCAATAGGAAAAATCCCGAAAACAGCCAATCAGAAAATAGAGTTGCCGGTGACGTATCCTGCCCAGCAACCAATAGAAAAATTTTCCCGATCCGACCAATCAGAAAATAGAGTTGCCGGTGACGTATCCTGCCCAGCAACCAATAGAAAAATTTTCCCGATCCGACCAATCAGAAAATAGAGTTGCCGGTGACGTATCCTGCCCAGCAACCAATAGAAAAATTTTCCCGATCCGACCAATCAGAAAATAGAGTTGCCGGTGACGTATCCTGCCCAGCAACCAATAGAAAAATTTTCCCGATCCGACCAATCAGAAAATAGAGTTGCCGGTGACGTATCCTGCCCAGCAACAGAACCCGGAACAAGGAAGTAAATTAAAAAATAAAAAATAGAATAGAAAATGATTCGAAATCATCACACAATCATCTCCGATTATGATTCTCTGAAAAGAAAATTTATTTCTTACAGAAATCCGCGAAATACCGGAGCCTCCGAAATCCGTGCCGTCTCCTTCAGAGTCTAGTGGAAAATGAAAGTAACCTTTGGACTTCCGTATGCGTCAGAAAGGCGGAGCTTACCATATATGGAAATGGGAGGGGATAACTTTTAGTTAGATATTAACTACTAGTTAATGATTAATTTCTCGTCGGTGTTGTAAGTTTTGTGGTTATTTTATATATGATGATG